TCACCATCATTTGGACCCCAAGCATCAATAATTTCACCAGGAGTATCACCTTTAAGTAAATGCATAGCAACAAAGCTATTTGCACCGCCGTACTTGGTAATTAATTCACTGGCAACACTTTCATCATAAAGCATTTTGCCATTAAATGAATCTAGAATTTTACCATTATCACGAGTCCAAAAGGACTCACGGTTAATAGTTGCATCTTGGGCAAGGTTACCAACAGTATTAAAAGCTTTGCCATACTCCATGCCAGCCCACATAAGGGCACGGAATGGACTTTTAAACAAGTCACCCATGCTAAGACCATTATCAACACCAAGAACTTGTCGCCAACCAATGTCATCTGGATTAGTATTAGTACTTGTTTTGAACTTGTAATCTACTTGATAATACTTTTGTAAAGCACCTTGCCAAGCAGGATCTAGTTGTTGAAACTGTTGATCTGCTTGTGCATTGGGCATAGCCATAAGCTTCTCGTGCAGAACTTTAATCTTTGACCAGTTTTCTACAATGTTTTTTTCTTCACGAGTCATGCCATTGCGTACACCAGCGGCATACAAAGCGGGACTAGCTTGAGCAACAGTAGAATCTAAATTGCGTTTTGTTACAACACTAGGTTCAACAGATGGATCTGTATAAAATAAATTTTGTTTTGCTGGATTTTCTACTGGTTGACCGTCTGTTGGCTGATTAAAAAATAAACCATCAGTCATTATTCAATTCCTCTAGCGCTAAGATCACGCAAAATCATTTCAATTTCACCAGTAGGATCACTCTGTGCAAGACGATTAAAAGTCTGAGTTACAGATACACCACGCATTGGAGCATTTAATACTTCAGGACCAGGACCAGCACCCATTGCAGCGCCAGCAGTAATTGGCTCTTCTGGTTTTGTAGTTGGATCTAGCAGTCCAGTTAAAGGAGAAACGTCAGGTTGAACCTGAGGATTGCCAGCCATTGGTGCACCAGACTGCAATTCCATCATGTCTTTTCGTGCACCGTACTGCCCGCCACCAGGGATAGGACGCATTGGTTGAGTAGGTCCGCCATCTGTACGACGCGACAAAGCACCAGGTCCAGATACAGGAGCAGGATTAGCAGGCTTACGGTATCCACCACTAGGCATGTTATTCCTCGTCTTCTATAAAATCGTTTTCTAATGCATGTTGTACTAGTCCAGTGATTCTCCATATTGGAGTTCCATCTAGACTGTAAAAAGTATTTGCAAAGTACTGACCATTACCGTCAATAAACTCTGCAGTTAAAAAGAATGTAGTGCACATAGCACCATCTTTGTGTTCAGTATTGCCGTATTCATCCAACAATGCTTCTAGCTTTTTGTTGAACTCATTCGACATTACCCACCGCCACCTAGACGAGCAAGAATACTAGCAACATCTGGAGCAGGGCCACCTTGTGGAGCAGGAGCGCTCTGTGGAGCACCTTGAGCTTCTGGTGGTGCTGGAGGGCCAGCAGGAGGGGCAGCAGCCTCAGGAGGTGCTACAGGAGCTTCTGGAGCAGGAGCAGGCTTAAATACTTCAAGTACGGAATCCTCTACAGTCTTGCCCTTTTTGCGAAGGTCAATAACTGAAGCAAGCTTCATGACAATGTCTGAAGGGTCTTGTCCTTGTGTAGCCATTTGAGGAATAGCCTGAGTCATGGCAGTTAAAGAAGCAGCAAGAGAATCTCGCATCTTTTCAATGTCAATACGGTCATTCTCTGCACCAACATTCATAGACCAAGGTAGTTCGCTCATTACGAACTCTCGGGATATTAGTCCTGCCTGTAAAGCTTGAAGACTAAAGATAAGAGCACGGGACGGATCAAGTCCCGCCATAAGACCGTAGCGGACGTGAACAGTGTAATCACCGTTAATATCTTTTTCTGGGGTATACGAAACATCGTAAGGTGCTCCCTTGTATGAACCAGACATGTTCTTTGATTCATTGAAAAGCTTCTCATCCATCTCAAAACAAAGAGAAATTACTTTTTCAAATACATCTGCAAAGATTTGCTGTGCTGCCTTGACTTGGCTATCAAAGCCACCAAGCAGGGCTTGTACACCCTGACCAGTAATAATGCTGGCATTCATGTTGCCCGAGCGACCCTCAGGATAACGAGCACCCATTCGCATTTCTTGCTCAAGAACTTGCTGCTCAGTAAATGCACCAGTAGGCAGTTCAAGACCTACACGACGTACACCTGCAGGATTATTAGTACGGATTACAGAATCAGGACCAAACGAAAATTCCGAAACGTCATTAGGTAGAACAATGGGAGCCTGTACTGATTTCTCAGCAGCTTCAAGGGCTAGAATGCTAAATCGTGCACGAGCCATCTGTGCCCACATAACGTCATCAAACTGACCACGTGGATTATCTAGGTCAATACCTGGACGACGAGCAATGGTAACAGTTAACTTGCCCATTGGGTTTGGAGTCTGACGTAGTGGTAAATTGCCACGTTTTGGTAGGTAAAGAACTATTTGTTCGTCATCTTCGTAACGGACAAGTTCTAAACTTGCATCTAGATCTGTTTCTTCCCATGTATTTGTTTTGCCAATAATGGCATTGCGGTATTCAGGAAAATCATTTACTAGTTCACGAACAGTCTTGACGTATTTCTTTGTATAAGAAACACAGTTACCGTACTTGTTAATTTCTGGATAAGAACCCATTGGGTTCTCTGCACGGATAAATGGCATGTTAGCTTCAAAGTTAGGCTCAACCAGAATAGGCAAGAATCCATAAGTCAAGTACCAGTCTGCAGCAGAGTACATCTGAGTCTGAAGTCCAGAGCAACTAACATAATGATTGGCAATCAAGGTACGTTTGTCGGCAAAACGCTTTGCTTTGTCGGAGTTAACGTTAAGGGTAGGGCAGTTAAACGAGGGTAATGGAGCAGTTACTTCTGCCAAATCCCTGGCAGCAACGTCCACAAAGTTTGCTACCATGGGCTTTGATAGTTCTTCTGGGAACATGTCTGGGTAGACGGCTTCCATATTGCCACGACGGACCGACGTAATGTCAGCCATGCGGGAATCACGTTCAAAATAATGCGTCTCAAGCGACCTTACTTTATGAGCAATTTGCTCGATGCTTAACGCCATTTGATTCCCTAATAATAATTTGATTGACTCATTGCAAATTCATCAAGGTTGATAACACCTTGCGCTGAAAGGTTTCTTCGTGTTGCGTACCTATTTCTTGAGTGTGAAGATACGTTTCTGCCTTGTTGAATGATTTCTTTTGCTCTGATTTCGCAGAACCATAAAGCCATTACACAGTCAGTCGGACCTCTAGTGTCCGCCTTCCAAGTAATTAATTGGTTAACTAGAGCTTTAACATGCTCATTGTTATTGCTTGGAAGCTCAATAAGGTTGTCATCATTGAACTTTCCATCACGTACAGTACCAAATAGTCCTGACATGGATGCTACACCAAAGCCAACATCCCACTTATTCTTGCCAGTAAAGTGTTCACGTAGTGCTGTGCCACGGCTAGCAAGCCATTGGCGCAGATCATCATCAAGAGAAAAAGCTTTCTGAAAAGCATTAATCTCAATGCGAATTTCTTGTGGATGATAAGTATTAATCCACTCCTCAATAAGGCCACGAATCTTTTGAGGTGTTGGGTCAGACATGTTATGTACGTCAAGTACGTAACGTTTGCCATTGTCACGGTTTACTGTGTACATGATTGCAGCAGTTTTACCAGCCATAGCTGGGTCAAGACCCATAATGGTAAACCAAGTACCAGTAGCATCAGGATGCCCTGGGCGGCCAGGATCTAATGTCCCAACTTTACGCATGCGGTTAATTGAGCCATTGACTACTGGCAGTGGGAAGACTGCATCTTCCTCAACATCTTGTTGCTGGTAAACCAAGGCCCACGTGGAGGGGCTGACTTCGCTACGACGTTCAAACAGACGCTTTCCATCCCACTTTACAAAGTGCCCGTTATCATCGGGTATAAGCAATTCTGGATCATCATGTTCATCAGCCCCATCCAATGGTCTGTCGGACCTAGCCCACAGCGTTTCCCATTTGTTTGGGTTATCGTCAAATTGCAATACGGCAGGCATTGCCAGGTAGGTGAACGGAGATCTCCCACCTGTCCAATGATCTGGATTCCTAATCTCTTTGTAGAGATCAATTGACGAAACTCTAGTACCCGCAATTAACAGGGTTCCCGTAGAACCCACACGAGTTACAACCATTTTCTGCAACCAGTTTAGTTGTTTCTCCCACTCGTGGGCGTTGGTTGTGGACACAATATCGTCCATGATGATTAGGTCTGCGCGAGTACCATAAATCTGTTGCCCAATACCAAGAGCTTGAACCGTGGGATCTTTTTCCCCAGAAGCGCGTTCTAGGTAGATTCTGTCCGATGACCATTGATCTGATGTTTCCTTGTATCCACCAGCTGGCCCATAGACCTGCTGCATTTTAAGCCAGGGTTCTTCAGTAAGTCTTTGTTTAATGGAGTAAAGGAACTCTTTTGCCCTAGTCTGCGTCTGTGAAATAATCACAATACGGATATTAGGATTCATGGCTATCTTATAAACGGCGTAATTAACCGTTAAAACAGTGGACTTGGCATGCTCAGGAGGCACATTTACAAGCAAACGCCTACGGTTGCCAGGTTCAAAAGTCATAGATTCAGTTAACCAAGAAGGTTCCTTACCCTCTAGAACATCAATCCAGTTCTGATGATGCGGAAATACCTTGGTATTCAAAAACTCTTTAGAAAATGTACTGAAGTCAATGTTATGTTTACCGCCATCTAAAGAGGCGGCTAAAGTATCCACACCATGCGTAGTTGCCTCTTCATAATCAAGGGCAAATTTTGGATCTGAAATCCATGCCTTAAGTACAGGTTTCTTTTTACCTACAGCAGCAAGGGCTGAATCCTGATCGATACCCTGCTTAAGCATGGATAAGAATTTAGCTTGGTCTTCTCGTTGCCTAACCTTAGTATGATGCTCATTACCAGATTTGGCAGCCATAATAACCTTAATATAATACTAATAGTAATAGTTAGCGAAGCCTCTTAAAGGCTTCGTAGTAACTAGCAGCCTTAAGACCTGGCTGCAATAAAAAAACTTACACTATTACTAACCCCGTTACAAGGGGTTTTGTAACGTTTTATTTTCAAAATAATTAAAAAAACTTTTTTCAGTTGCCAAATAACAAACAACAAACAACAATACTAAACAAAGTTACTAATAACTATCCCCCTAACAACATAAAAAAATTTAAATGAGAGTCTACAGTATTATTCCTCGCTACGCTTAAAACCGCTGGGTCAGCGGTTTCTCGCGTCTCTCTTTCGGTACTCGCTTCGCTCGCACCTCAGCTGTCGCCGTTGTTGTTGACAGACAGACTACGAAACGGTCTGGGTTTGTAGGACTGTTACTGTCTGCTCGGACATTAACTGACAGGAGGGCTGACTGCCGACCAGTTCTTTGTGCCCTATCGGGCATTGGTTGTCAGCATTACATAACAGATAGGAGACTGACATGAATGGCAATCCATTCCTAGAGACCGTCAACGGTTTCGACTTTATGCTCATCGGCTTCATCGCCGTTCTCGCTTACCTGATGTACATCAATGCGGTATCGGCAGACAACTGGGAGGCAACTGCTAAGCACAAGGACAAGGCTCTTCGTGCTTCGTACCAGCACGTTGACGACCTCGTGTACAGCAACAACAAGTTGTTTGTTCAGTGCGGTGACGCTCGTGAAGAACTACGTCAGGTGGAAACAGAACGTGACCTGATGGCTAAGTATCTTGACAAGAAATGCTACTGTTCCAAGGCTCACAGCCAAATACGTTGCTTGTTTCACGACTTCGTAGAGCAAGAGCGCAGAAATCAGATTGACCCTTGGTCTGCTCCGCCACAAACCACTTCCCCGTGGTGCGACGGCAAGAACACGGAGAACTGTGACCTCACCTGTGACAATCCTGTCCAGCATGAGTTCATTCTTCGCAATCCAGACCACCTGTAAAAACCGTCTGTCTGCCCCGGCTCCGCGTGGGGCAGACAGACTCTCAATCACTCAACAGAACA